ATATCAGTATATAATGATGATAGAATAGAACGATATATAATAGATAGGTCTGTTTATTGAGATAATGATTATTTTATAGAGATAATAAGCTGATTGTTTAATAAGGGCTATAATATGTTAGTGAGAGAAAGAGAGAATATAGATAGGTAAAGGGGTTATTGGTTAATTATACAGTTAAATGTATATTTATTTTGTAGGGTAGATAGGGGATATTTATGCAGAAATTAGTTTAATTATTCAGTTGATAGGGTGGTAGAAAGTCAATAAAGTATATGAAAATATTTTGTCAGTCTGCTGAAAATTTTCAATATGCCTTTCATTTTAGCCTATCAAAAGACTTTTATATTATAGTATAATATGCCCTAATATCTAGGTCTTTACTCTGTTATATATGCCTCTTTATTTATGCTATTTATTTATTGTTTGATAGGTTTAACTATTTTATTGTACTAATTTATTTTAGGTAAATGATTGAGGTAAAGGGCTTTGTTGTAATGTTTTTGATTACAATCATTTTTTGTTGTAAGGGTATTGGTTACAATTAAAAAGATGTAATAGGCAAGGTCGATTAAAAAACAAGGGTAAGGGCAGTGGGCTGAGATTTCTCCATTCACCAATTAAAAATTAGGTCTAAAAACGTGTTAGGTAAATCCCCCTATTCACCAATTAAAAATTAAGTATAAAAACATGTTACCTACCTACCCAATTAAAAAATGAAACTAATCCCCTCTAACGCATATTTACTCATTCACCACTTAAGATTTTTAGGTAAAACCATGTTACCTAATATTTATGCAAAAAGAAAAAGGTATATAATAAATATACACCTTATTTGTATAATTTTACATCTTGTTCTTTTAGGAATTTTTCTGTAACCTTACGTTTATAGCTAGGTTTCTTGGCATAGTAGTCTACAGAGTCCATTAGAATAGTGAATAAAATGTCATATTTATTAAATCCTGCATCCTTGGCTATTATCTCTATATATTTAGTCATTATAGGACTTACCTGAGCAAACATACCATTATAGGCTTTATAGGACATACCTAAGTGATTAAGTCTATCAGATATAAGGACATTATTACGTTTAAGCTTTAATGTAAGTTTATGCTTAAGGCTTAATATGTAATTAGGTATGTGGTCATATTTATGGTATATATATTCACTTAAACTGTTTAAATATTCATTATAGACTTTTGCATAATCACCTCTGTGTTCGTAGATATAATCACCTACCATCATAGCACTTGGTATCTTCTTACCTAGCATAAGCTGATTAAGGTGAGAGTAAGGACTCTCATGGTATAGCCATTGGTAGAATGAAGGACTAAGGCTGTTAGGGTAAATGAGTAAAGGCTCTCTAATGTCATTGTATAAATTATACACAGTAGAGTAAAACCAATTAGCGAACTCTTGGTCTGATAGCACAGGAAGTAAATAGCCTATTAGTAGCTGTGACTTAATGTGAGGGTTAGTGAAGCTAAGGTTAAGCTCACAAAGCTGTTCTTCTGTGATGTTTAGCTCTTTGCATAGCCTATCTCTTCCTCTGAACTTTTTACATAAATCACTAAGTGGATTTTGCCAATAGGTAAGCTGGTGTACATCCACATGATAAGTCCTTTTGAGGAATTTCTTGATTTGTAGCTTAAGGTCTTGATTCACAAGGTCATTATCTTCAAATTCTAAGGCTAAACGGTACTCATCTTTCTTCACAAAGATTGTACCTCTTTCTTTTTTGTCTCGGTTAAAGTACCAAATAATTTTTGTATCCATAAGACACCTCCACAGAAAGTATATCACACAGAGCTGAAAATGTCTAGATTTTAGAGTGATATATTTTCGTATATGTACTTTTTTGATGGTAATAATACCTAGTTATTATTATATATAACTATTAGATTATTAGGTATTATATAACTATTAGGTATTAGATTATTAGGTATTATATATTTATAACTAAGACTAATACCAACAGAAAATGTTCGCAATCAAGTTGCAAACATTTTTTGGTGAATAAAATTTTAATATTGACACAGTGATTAGGTAGTGGTATAATTTTTACATGGTTAAAGTTTTATCACTAGACCTATCTACAAAGAGTTCAGGCTTCTGTGTTTTAAACAATGGGAAAATCATTGACTATGGAACTATCACAAGCAATGAGGATAGTTATATTGACAGAGGACAATATATGGCAGAGTTTGTTAGACTTCTCTGTGAAAAGCATGGTCAATTTGATAAGGTCTTCATTGAGGAATTGAAAGTCATTTCAAACCAAAAGACACTTGTGATGCTTGGTATCGTTCAAGGATTGGTTATTAGAGAGCTACGTAATAGCACTGTGACTCTAGTACCTCCTACCGTTTGGAGAAAGCCTTATGGACTGAATGGTAAAAGAGCAGAGGCTAAGAGGAAGGTTATAGCTCTTTGTGAAGATAAAGGTCTATCTGTTTCAAATGATGATGAAGCAGAAGCAATCCTTTTAGGTTTGTATGGTGTTGACAAAGCTTAGGTATTATGTTATACTTAACTTGTACGCTTTATGGTTGAAG